GCTGTTAGTGCTGGGAATATTACTCCTTCACCATCAATTGTTACCGTGCCTTTGCCTACCTTGAGTGTTGGGAGGTGTAATTCCCTCATTACTTCGGGGTCTAGTAGCCATTTCAGTATGAGTCTCTTTAGGTGCTTGCTTACCCTCACTATTACACCTGTTTTATTTTTGGTTTAAGGGTTATTTGGTGTTTGTTTTGGTGCGAGCCATTTCTTTAGTATCTGCATGCCTATTCTTCCGTGATTGAGTGTTTCATGTATTGCTTTCTCTATTAGCCTTACTGCTTTATCCCATGTGAACTGCTTTGCCCTCTCTATTGCTCGCTGTGATAGTGTCTTCCTTAAGTTATCATCATAGAATAGCCTTGCCATTGCTTCCGTGAATGGCTTTATGCGTGTAGTGGCTACCGTGAAGCCTTCAGCTGTCTCCATATCCTCCTCAAAGCATGGTATTAATATCCCAGCGTCACCCACGACTTCAGGTATTGCTGTGTTGTTGGAGGCTATGACTGGCTTTCCGCACGCCATTGCCTCAAGGATTGGGAGACCAAATCCTTCACCACTTGATGCATGAACATAGACGTCTAATGCGTTATATATCTGTGCTAGCTCCTCCTCATCAACACCCCACCACTTATCACCTTCCGAGGGCATGAGTACCTTATTTGTTAGACCGTACTTAGCTATTATGGTGCTTAAATCCCAACCCCTAAGAACACCACTCCAGCTAACGTTCTCTTCTTGGAGGCTGGTGTGGAGGTAAAGCATTGACCTCTCCCTAACCTCGCTAGGTAGTTGAGCGAAAGCCCTAATAACTACGGGAAACTCCTTCCTCAAGTTATTCCTAGCTACCATACCGTAGAAGAAGTAGTCCTCAAAACCCCCAAACTTAGCATTGAATGGTCTGAAAATCTTGGTGTCAACCCCGTGAGGCACAACCATTATCCTCTCGCCAGGTATTCCATGCCTTACCATGACCTCCTTACCGAAGTTTGAAGGTGTGGATATGAAGTTAACGTAGGCTAGGGGCTCCAAGAAGTACTTAGACACAGATGAGAACTCAACCGTGACGTAGTATAGAACCTTAAGACCTAACTTATTGCAAATCTTTGATATCTGGTTGTAGGGGGGTACCCAGTGGGAGGCATACACAACAACTACGTCAGGTCTTACAGCCCTCAAGAATCTAGGTATGTGTGATGCATCAATTAGGGGGTAATGCTTAATGCCTTCAATGTAGATTGGGTGACCTGCATAGTGGGGGTTACCTATAATTACTTCGTATCCCTTACGCATTAGGCCTTGAGTTAAGTATTTAGTTACCTTGCCTAGACCTGTGGGTAGTAGGGGGGATGGTGATATCCATGCTATCCTCAATGCATAGTCACCACTACCCTTAAGATTTCTGTTATTTCAATCCCAGCTGTGGTTAAGGCTTACTGGAGGGGTACCGCTGGTATCCTGAAGACTACCTTACCGTCCTTCTCAATTATTAACTCGCTAGGAGTCTCCCTTATCCTCCATCCATACTTGAAGACTAGGTCACCTACATTGACTTGAGCGAAGGTAACCGTATCAGTTGTTCTTAGGTATTGGTCTGTAAAGTCAACCTTGGCAAGTGTTACTGCATTGTCAGCTATCTTTGCTGTAGTTATTGCTGAATCAGCTATTTTGTCTGTAGTTACAGCACCATCAGCTATTTTTGAGGTTGTGACAGCTGAGTCAGCGAGCTTAGCACTAGTTACTGCTCCATCAGCTAGCTTAGATGTTGATACGGCTGAATCAGCTAGTTTAGCACCTGTGACTGCACCATCAGCTATCTTATCAGTAGTTACTGCTCCAGTAGCTATCTTTGCTGAAGTTACTGCTCCATCAGCTATGTCACCACTCTGTATTGGTACTGTGGGGATGGTCTTAGCATTAGCTACTACAGTATCAATAGCAAACTTAAACCTCTCTATGTCACTCCTATACCATATATCACCTGCTTGAACAGTGGATGGATCCGCTGTTAGGGATGGGAAGGTTATCCTGTCTGGCTTAATTATTACCGTCATTTCATTCACCCCTAACTACTCCTTTTCAAAGTATTTAGACCTTAATGACCGCTACGTCTACGCCTTGGAATTCATCCCTTATTACTATGCCTCCCTTGTTGGGGTCATACCTTATTGAGTACCTGTTATCAGTACCAAAGTATATCTTCTCACCTGAGGGCACCTTAAGAGCCTCAACCGTTACCGTACCTAACGCCCCGTCAAGGTCTGGGTCATAGAGCCTGTTAGGTGCTCCCTCACTTGCTAGCTTATCCTTAACTACGCCCCAAACTACTTCAGCACTTGACTGCTTGAGTGCCTTCCTTGCCTTATTATACGATATCACATCTAATGGAGCCATTAACTCCCACCCATACTCCCTTAAGTTTTATCACCTAAATAGCCACTTCCAGACATCAACAACTACTGAGTACGTGCTATCCATGTTGACTATCTGCACCTTGACGTATGGTGCCATGATCGGTATTAGAACTGTTCTTTGCCTGGTCTTCCCAGCACTGAATGTTAGGTCTTCGTAATTGCCTTCGGCTTCAGCATCCTCAGGGCTGTCAAAGTTTGAGCCGTCAGGGCTGTAGAGCCACCTTACCCTTACCCCAGCTGTGGCATTGGGGTCATAACTAGCCTTAACAGCCACTACCACAGCACTATAGCCTTCAGCGTTACTCACTATGAACTCCTCTAAGCTACCACCATCTATTGTTTTAGACGTGAATACCTTCTCAGGTGTTGTCCTTTTGGGTGCTAGCTCATCCCTAGCTATTGATCTTAGGAGTGGTTCATGGGGGGTAGTCCTTACGTTACCGTACTCATCTATTGGCTCTGCAATAACTACGCCTATCCTTCCGTACTCATCAATCTTTACCTTGACTACCTTCTCTCTAACATCAAACATGTATTGAGTTATGAGTGACTGGTCTATAGCGTAAGTTATTTTCTTCCTTGCAGGCTCAAAGATGTCATATACGTTTATGGGGTCACCATCCTTAATGACCCTCTTCCCCTGCACGAATAAATCATAAAAGAAGTAGCCGTAGTATCCGTAGAACTCAGGGAATGGGTAGTCGTAATCGCCTCTCTTTCCCATCCAGTATATCTGCTCTATGGCATCAATTAGTGTGTTAGCCCACCTTGCTGATGCTCTCTGTCCTGGCTTTACTTTAAGGCTCTCAAAGACCATTGCTTACGTCACCTCTTTATACCTTATCACATAGAATATCTTTGCACCAGAACTCAACCCACTCCACTCCAGTACTAGAGGCTCATCCACCTCCCCAGTTATTCTTATGGAGTCTAGAGTGACAGCCTTGAACACATCAGCGTAGATCTTACCTATTAGCTTCCCAGTGTTCTTGAACTTAACCCATACCTCACCACTTGATGAGTTGGTCGCTAGGTAACAGCTCCTTGTGTCTATCCTCTTACCTGGGGTTGGGGTCACTACAGTCACTGGTGGGGAAGCTGTGGTTGTGTCTACCTCATCAGCTACCGAGGTTTCAGTAGCTAATATATCAACATTTACTGCTCCTATACCGTATAGAGCATTAATTATCTCCTCCCTAACAACCTTCCTTAGGAGTGGCTCGTAAGGTACTGTCTTGACGTTACCGTACTCATCAATGGGTTCTGCAATAATGACTCCAACCCTACCGTACTCATCCATGCTTAACTTAAGCACCTTCTCCCTGATATCGCTGATCTGTGACGTTACCTTGGCTTGATCTATAGCGTATGTAATCCTCTCCCTAGCTGGCTCAAAGATATCGTAGATGTTGATTGGGTCACCATCCTTTATTACTTTCTTTCCTTGAACTAGGAGGTCATAGTAGAAGTAACCGTAGAGACCATAGAACAGGTTGAATGGGTAGTCAGGGTCTCCCCTCTTGCCCAGCCAGTAGCACTGCTCTAGACCGTCAACAACTGAGTTAGCCCATGAGGCTGTAGCCCTTGTCAGTGGTGATACCTTTAACTTCTCAAAGACCATGTCACTTCACCCCCAATAACCTCCTTCTTAAGAATCTTAATCTTTCCTTATGCCTTAGTGTTGAGTATGTGCTTATGTGGCTTTTCACAGCTGTGTATAAGGTCTCCAGTACATCCCTGTCAAGACCTGTCTTAACCCATTTCTCTATCCACCATTGCTTTAGCTCGTCCTCACTCATGGTTGAGAACATCTCTGTGCCCCATCTGTGCATTGATGTTATGTCTCCAAAGAGCTGGAGGACGGCTGACTTGTATAGCCTTAGCTTTAAAGCATCTATGTTGGGCTCCTTAGACTTAACTATTGATTCGGTTAGTCTCTCAAGGTGCATTCTCTGGGATACTGGTAGTGCGTATGTCTCAAGTCTTGAGCTCTCAACCCATTTAGTTCTTTCCATAAGTGTTTGGTAGTTGGCTAGGGCTAGGGCTATTGTTGATATTCTTGACCTGAAGTTCAGCCATACCTTCTCTATGAGGTCAGCTATGTTGTAGTCCTCAAGCCTGAATGGGTGAACCTCTCTTGGTGCCTCCTCAAGCCAGTAGAAGTAATCCCATACAGCTACATCCCAGAAGCCACCAGCGTGGTAGTCAATTAAGTCCTCGTAGGGGGTTTCCTGCTCTTGGAGGTCATAGTTTAAGTACTTAACCCTACCCTCACTACCCTCCTCCCCCCAGTTAGACCTATCCCACCAGCCGTAATCCCATGTGAGTGCCCCCTCCTTAATCACTGATATAGCTGATAACCTATCAAATAGAGTCCTAACCAGTTCTGGATGTATTTTTAAGGTATTAGCTGACTCCTCAACCTTAACCTTGACAGACCTTATGTCATACTTCTTCTTCATGAACGCATAGAGTGTTGACCTAAAGAACTCCCTAACAGCTATGGGGTCATAGTATGAGAACCCATACCTTGACTGACCGTAGACCCCCTTCTCAAGGAGTGAGGACTTTAAGGCTTCAGCGTAGATATCCTCAAGTGCCCTATATATTTCCTCAAGCAATTCCTTAAACTCGGGTGCTAAGTCCTCAATGCTTATCTTTTCAAGCTTGATTAAGACACCCTTAAGGAATTCCTCAATTGATGGTAGCTCAATATCCCACACTAGATTCCAAGGCACTACCTCCTTTAGGGGGATGCCTAGCAGTATAGCTGATATTAGTGAAGACCATAGCGTATCACTTAATGTCATGTCTGAGAACGTGGATAACCAATCAAAAATGTTGTATGACTGAGTAAGGACTGACCACATAGCGTCTTCAGATAACGCCTTATGCCAGTACTTACGCTTCTGCTCAATGATCTTCCATGCCTCCCTACTTGCCTCCCCCATCAGGTACCACCTTAACTGATGGAGTGCGTGTATCAATAGAATCTAAGGTATATATACACTGGGTGCTTCTTCTCATGTAGTATGGTTTTCTGTATTTTCTTTGGTAGTAGAGTGGCTTTATGCCTCTCTCTATGGCTAGCTGTGCTAGGAATGTGTATAGGAATGCTTTTAGGGCTATGTAGAGGTCTAGTGGTGTTGGTAGTCTATTGCCTGGAAGTACCGCAAGGAATACTATGCCAGCCACTATTAATGAGTCTATGACTATCCACTTAAGTGGCTTACCTGGATTCCTTGTTGGTGGGTCGTAGGCTATGTCTAGAACCATTACCTACCACCCGATAGCTTCTTCCTCATCTCCTCAATCGCTTTAGATGCCTCCTCAAGCCTCTTGTTGAGATCCTCTATCGTTTTCTTTAGCTCAAGGAGTGTCTTCTTGAGTTCATCACTTATGTTTTGAGGGAGTTCACTCATTCTATCACCCGTGAAATAATTTTATGAGGCTCCATATATCTTCTGGATCCTTAGCTTCTCTAGTTCAGCACCATCCATGATTAGCTCTATCTCCCTATCGCTTAGACCGTAGTCCTTAAGCTTCTCTAAGCGTGCCCTCATCTGCTCCTTAGTTATGACACCTGAAGCATAAGCGTTAACAACTCTTGACCTGTACCATGCTATTTGCCTCCACACCATCCTATTCCTTATTAACTTCTTGTAGTAGTCAATCTGCTTCTTATACTTGACAGCGTCAATACCCCTAGCCTTGAGGAGGTCATTGAATAATGACTCCCACTCAGGTATGTACCTTGCGTCATTAACAAATTGCCTTATTGTGGGTATTAAGTATGCTAGGATCCTGTATGACTTCCTGAGACTTAACGCTAGCTCAAAGACCTCAATCTCCTTACTTACCCATCCACCAACCCTCATTAAGTCTATTACCTTCTTCTTTAGCTCATCAGGTACCGTGAAGTATTCGTATAGCCTCCTAAACTCGCTCACTACCTGGTTGACCTCTCCAGATATCATTCTTGCGTAGAGGTACCTTAGCCACAGCTGGGCGTAAGTCTGCTCTACCCTCCTTGCCTCAAGTACCTTCTTGATGTAGTCAAGAGGTATCTCTACGTATTCAGCCATTGAGGCTAGGGTGCCTAATGACGGTATTGCCTCCCTCATGGTGTCTAGTAGGACAGCTAACCCCCTAATCTCTAACTCTAAGTCAGTTACTCCATACTCGCTGAAGATCTTCCTTACCTTATCCTCAATCTCTCTAGGTATGGCTACTCCATACCTCTTTGCTCTTAGGTATGATGATAGGAGGTACCTCACATCATCACTTAGGGGTCTTACCTCAATATATCTTAGCCAGAAGTCATGCCACTCCTTAGGCACCCTCCTAGCCTTAAGCACCTTCTCAATCATTTCCTTAGGTATAGCTACGTATTCAGCCATTGAGGCAAGCATTGATGGAGTCGGTATGTACTCCCTTGATTCAGCTATCAATACCTCAAGAGTGGTGGCTAACTCCCTTAACTCCTTCTCTTTATCCGTGACATTAAACTCCTTGAAGTACGCCTGTATCTTATCCTCTAACTCCTTAGGTATGGTGATGCCATACCTCTTGACCCTGAAGTAAGCAGTGAATAATGCCCTGAAATCATCACTTAAAGGTCTTAACTCTATGTATTTCCTCCAGAATGGCTTGAACTCTTCAGGTATTCTTCTCTCCTCAAAGACCTTCTCCACTATGTCTTCAGGTATTGTCATGTATTCAGCAAGTGTGGCTAGCTGTGATGGTGTCGGTATGTACTCCTTCCTCGCAATACCCACCAGTATTGAAGCTATTGACTTGAACGCCTCAATCTCGTCCTCATGGAGTGGTACGTACTTCTTGATGTCTTCAGCAAGCCTCTCAATATCTTCAGATGTTACGTAACCGTATGCTACACGGTATAGTATCCATCCCGAGACCCTTAACCACCAGTACCTAATCCTCTCCTTAACCTCAATGATTTGGGCCTCCTTCATTACTGACAGCCATAACTCAATGTAGTCCTTATCAAACTCTATCTTCATTTCCTTGCCCGTGATCTCAGCTGTGAGCTTTGAGTAGTGGAGGTTAAGGAGACCTACAACCTTCTTTAACTTATCCATTGCCTCCTCAGCCGTTATTGCTAGAGTCCTAACACCTGATGATACGTACTTATAGAACTCCCTATAGATGTCTAATATCCTGTCAATACTCATCCTTAGCTGTAATAGCCTACGCTCGTGAGGTAACCACCTAACTGGTAGGTTTATCCATCCAGTCCTCCATACCTTGGCTTCTGGATCCCAATAACCTACCTTGTATGAAGCTATTAGGAGTCCTGCAAGGTATTCCTCAACATTCTTGACCTTAAGTAAGCCCTCCTTGAAGAGGTTGAGCCATCCAGTCCTTAGGAGTGTCATTTCATCAGATATAGCCATTATGTTTTCAGCTACCGTGACAATAGGTACCCACGCTGGATGTAAACCAGTGGCTTGGATTAGCTTGGAGAACCACCTTAGGTCTACCTGGATTGGTGATGTTGGGTTAGCCTCCATGAGTCTTGGCACAGCTGTGACTAAGGGGGCGTATGACTCAAACTTAACGCCTGCACCTTCAAACTTCTTTGCCATGTAGAGGAATATACCGTACCTTGACATCCACCTCATGTCTATCTTGGTGGGTATGTCTGCACTTACGTCAGCCATCAACCATGAGTCAGCTACCCAACCTCCTAATGCGTTATATATCTCCCTACCTATGGGGATACCATACATTGTTGTGTTTTCAGTAAACCATGAGAAGTTAGAGTACTCCAGCCACTTAAAGTATGTGTTTAGAGCTAGCTCAAATGCTTTAAGTTGATTTGCTCCCTTGATTGCCTTCTGGATGTCTAATGGTGCTACAGGCTTCCCAGCACCTATCTCCTTGGCTTCAGCCGTGAATACCTGTCTTATGGTGTCTGGTGGGCTAAACCATAGTAGCCCTGATACAGCCCTCATGTAGAATGACCACAGCTTCTCAAAGCTTGGGTACTTGAAAGTCATTAGGTATACTAGTGTCGTTAAGTCTTCATTCCATCCCCTAATCCATCCTAACCTCTTCATAACATCAACACCTGGGAAGACATCTCTTTGTGTCATTCTAGCCATCTCGCTATGGGTTGGTAGCTCAAATATTGTTGATAGAAATAGTGTTCTCTCCATTCCAAACCTATCTACAAACTTGTAGATCAGCTTCTCCCCCGTATCGCTTAAGTAGTCAATATACCATCTTGGTAGACCAAACAGCTTTAGGTGAGCCCTCATGGTGGCTACTAACTTGTTAAGCTCCTCCTTCTTCTTGGTGCCTTCAGTAAGTACTAACTGTCTCCTTATCCAGTCCTTAATCTCTGAAAGCCCTGGAGACTCAACAAACATGTTGATGATTGCTCCCTTCTCAATCTCTTCCTTGAGGACATCACCATACATCTCCTTAACGAATTTCTCATAATTGCTGACAAATCTTGCACGGTAAGCATACTCTACAGGTCTCATTAGTGTTGAGCCTATGCCTACGAATGAGCCTATCAGGAATGATGGTAGGAAATCTCTAACTCCTTGGGCTAACGCATTGGCTACTTCCGATAGCTTTACCCTCCATGTGATGCCAGCTACCTTGGTACCAAACACAGCTGGGGCTACGTCTATGGTGTAGTCACCTATGGCTCTGAAGAGTGATGTCAACACATATAGTAGTAGTGTTGATGTCCAGTACTCCCATAGGAATCTCCAAGCAATATCAAACATTAGTGATACTTCACCACCTTTACTAACACCTAGTGCCTCAAACCATGCCTGGGAAACCCCTGATACAGACTTCTTTAATGGTTCAATAACTATAGCCCTGAATATGTCCTTAAGTGTATCAGATACCTTGGATGCTACGTCCTTGGTGGCACTAATTACCGTAGTCATTACCTCACTAACCTTTGATGTTACTGCATTCCATGCCTTAGACGCCCAATCAATGATCTGTTTTGAGAACCACTCAATACCTCCCCATATCTTCTCCCCTACTTGCTGGAGTGCCTCAAGTGCTGGTGTTAATACGTGCTCACTCAACCACTTCCAAGGATCTTCAAAGAACTCCTTAACGCCCTCCCATAGTGATACCATTGCCTCCCTTAACTTCTCAAACGCATCTATTACTGGCTTGAACTTCTCGTAGAGCATGCTTGGTAGGTTAGATACAGCGTTTACGAAGCCCATAATGACTGCTCCAACCCTGTCAAGGTACTGTGTGGCTCTCTCAAGGAGTTTACCCAGCTGTGCAAAACCTTGAGATACCTTACTACCTAACTCAGTTATGTATTGCCATATAGTCATGCCAGCCACAGTTAGAGACTCCAGTACCTTTGATGGTAGCTCTGATAGCTCCTTACCCACCTCATCAATAAGCTTAGGTAGTGTCTCGGTAAAGAATGACTTAACTGTTTCAAAGCCCTGACCAACTAGGTTAATGAATGACTGGAAAGCACTACTTAAGGGTGTTATTAAGTTCTCTTGAATCCATGACCATGCACCAGCTAATGCGTTCTGCACCATTGTTGGGAATTGGCTTATTAGGTTGGGTAGTGTCTTAGTGAAGAATTCCTTGACAGTTTCAATACCTGATGATACTAGCTTTATGAAGTCTTGGAAGGCATTACTTAATGGTGTTATTAGGTTTCTCTGGATCCAATCCCACACACCAGAGAATGCGTTCTGGATTGACGTTAATGCCTGGTTTACTAGTCCTGGTAAGGTCTCGGTAAAGAATGCTTTAACGCTTTCAAATCCTTGACTAACCATGTTTATGAATGACTGGAATGCGTTAGCTAGTGGTGTTATGATGTTGATCTCTATCCATGACCAAGCACCAGCTAGTACGTCCTGTATTGTCGTAGATATCTGGCTTACAAGTGATGGTAGCGTCTCGGTAAAGAATGACGTTACAGTCTCTATACCGCTACTCACTAAGTCTATGAAGTTCTGGAAAGCACTGCTTAGGGGTGTCACAATGTTTTGCTGTATCCAGCTCCACGCACTATTCATTAGGTCTTGAATTGTTGATGATGCCTTAGATAGTAGGTCTGGTAGCGTTACAGTGAAGAATGACACTACCGTATCAACCATACTTGATATGGAGACTGATAGTGATGTTAATGCGTTACTTAATGGTGTTATTAGGTTGTCCTGAATCCATGACCATATACTGTTTATTTGATCCGTGATCCACGTAACTATATCCGTTACAGCACCAGGTATTCTTTGGATGTATGACCAGATGCTGTCAACCGTAGACTTAATACCGTCAATAATGGGTCTAGCCACTGTATCCCAGAACGTGCTTATTAATGAGTTCACAGCGTCACTAAACCATGACGTTAACTCCTTAAGCCTATCGTAGAACCAATCCCTTAGCTGACCTATTGGGTCTGTAATCCCGTGAAGTGATGATGCTAGAGCGTCAAGGTCTAGATCCTGTACTGAGTGGAGTGTATATATGCCATATAAGGTATTGATACTGCTCTCATCTATGCTCATGTTGTTGATGAGGCTCATCAGGGCTTCAGCATCTTCAGGTGTGAAGGGTTCTAGCACTGGCTCTAAATCCCTCAATCAGACACCCTAGATAAGAACTGCTTAAGGAGGTATAATATTTATGGTTGGGTTTAAAAAGTGTCTTTATCCTTTTTTGATGCCTTCTTAAATGCGGTATATATTGCGTATGCAAAAATTACGGGGAGTGATGCCATCTTGAGAACCAGTTTGGCTGACTCAATGTAGTTATTAACCCATTCCTCAAGTTTCTTAATTGCCTCTTCCTCACTCATGACTTCACACCTTCTTGAAGAGTTCTGTCTTGCCTGACATTATCATGAGCTTCATCTTAGCTATCTCAGTCCTTAACTTATACTCTAGCTCCTTATTTGATGTTACGTCTAAGGTGAAGACCTGGGATCTATAGCCTCCCCACTCCACGTAGCATGAGACTAGGTAGTGCTTCTTACCGTCTATCCAGTCATGAGGTACTACCTCAATGATGTAGACCCACGCATCATCAATCCTTATAGCTACTGGGGGTACTATTATCCTGCTCATCTTCTCATTCTCTGCTTGATTAACTTGTGAAACCTCCATGTAGCCCTAACCACGTTTCTAGCCGACTCAACTAACTCCTTAAGTTCTGGGTGCTTCTCAATTAACTCATTAGGTAGGAGTGCTACAGCGTAGCTTAGCTCTTGAGCCGACATTATTAAGGAGTTCATAGCGTCAAGGAATTCCTTCTGCTCTGGTGTTAGCTGTGGTGCTGTGGTTGGTGGTGTCTCTACTTCACTCACGGTCGTGGCTGATGCTGAAGTTGTTGACTTCTTGGTCTTACGAGACATAGTCTAATCCACCACGATAGAATACCTCTACGAATGCTTTATATGTTTTCCTTGAATCAAACTGCTTTGCTCTTTCCTCACATCTGTGCTTAAGTTCATCCCTATTCTTCATCACGTAGTCCTTAGCATAGAGAATCACTTCAGCGAATTCTCTTGGGTCATAGTAGTGGAGTTCATACTCTATAGCTCCTAACTCCCTCTTATATATAACATCAATGACTTTAACCCTGAATGAGGTATCAGGTGTTGTTATCTCGCTTAAAGGTTCATAATCAGCATGAACTACTGGCTTCCCAGCACTTAAGGCTTCAAGAACAGGTAATCCAAACCCTTCAGATAGTGATGGTTGAGCGTAGAGGTCAAACATGTGGTATAGACCGTAGATGATGTCCTTGCTTAGCTTACCGAATTCAGGTATGACTATCGCTTTATCTATGCCTTTATAGTGTGTTGAGCCCTTACCATCAGTTAATATAACGAATTTTATTGAGGGGTCTTTACTCAGTACCTGCTTTATGACTTCAGCGTAGACGTCATGACCCTTCCTCATGTAGCCCCCAGCTATGTAGCCCACCACGAAATCATCATCTTTAAGACCTAGCTTTGCTCTTAGCTCTCTGGCTTTCCAGTTGAATGCCTTTATCCCAGCTGTGTTTATTCCGTGATAGATTACGGCATCAACTTTAGCTCCAACCTCCTCAAGCTTTGACTTGGTGTATCTTGAGTTAGCTATGAAGCTTAGGTCTCTATAGACCCACTCATCCCCGTGAACCCTCTTGACCCTTCCCTCAATGGTTGTGTAGAATAGTGATATCTTGCCCTTAACTTTTAATGACCTTGCAAGGAAGAGGTAGGGAATGACCCATGCTGGGTCAAAGGTCATTACTGTTATAGCCATGTCTATGTCCTTGTAGAGCCTTGGGTCAGCGTTTGCTGATAATATGATCCTTACGTTCTTGACCCCACCTTCCTTGAGTGTTAGGGCTATGTCGTTAGCTACTCTTTGTAGAGAAACAGAGCGGTCGGACGTAATAATGGCTACACCATGCAATGGGTGTACCCAAGAAGTGGATTAGAAATTATGAAAAAAGTGTTTTTCGGTTTTATCCCCCCTGCTTTATGGGGGGTTCATACCAAGTGATTACATACTCATTAGTATGGCGGTATAACTCCTATGACTACCTCAATTATCCTGTCAAGGATTGCTGGGTCAGCCTTATATGCTGTTATGAAGTAATTCTTAACACCACTTACCTCCTTCTGGAGGGTGGCACCCTTATGGCTGAATGTTAGCTTAGCTAATATTTGGGCAAAGGATAGGTACTTAGCCCATAGACCAGTAGGTACTCCTTCCTCGCTTAAGATGTCTCTAACCCTCTCAACAACATCATATATTACTGAGGTCGCTCCCTCATACCTAGCATCCATTAAGTCCTTGACAGCCGTTAACCTGGTTGTTACATTGCCTCCATCATACTTTAAGTAGTACTTTTGATGCATGTCCTTTAAGGTCTTAACTATGGGCATGGCTTCTCACCCCTTAACCAACTATGAGGTTAGCTATTTTGTCTAGTATCGCTGGGTCAGCACCCTTTGCTGTGAACCATGCCTTCAAGCCCTCAATTATTGTCTCTAACTCAGTATCGCTATGGCTTAATGCCTTACTTACAGCCTTGAATGCAAAGGCATAGTAGACTCCATGATCGCTAGCTGGTATTCCTTCCCTCTCAAGGATATCCCTTACCCTCTCCCTCACAGCTGAGATAACACCCGCACCCTCAATATACCTCCCTGAGGCTAGCTCCTTTACCGCACCATACCTAGCTCCAGTCTGGTCGGCTGGTGTCTTAGCCTTGAACTTCTCAACTCTATCCGATAATGTCTTTACTATGGGCATACCTTATGCACCCTCATGGTTACATAGTAATGAGGTCTAAAAAGGAATTGTATGTTTTCTTCTCAATTACGTAGTATATATTAGTGTGTATAGATGTTACTAGTCGGTGGGTTTGTTAGTGGGTGGGATAGACATTATTCGTGAGGAATCAGTTGATGTCTCTAAGAGGGTTAGGTCTGATGTCTTTAAGGGGGTTAAGTGGGTTTGGGAGATTAAGAATACGAAGCTACTTGACATCATAAGGCTGTCTGTTAGGAAGTGGGTTGACAGCGTGGAGAACTTTGCTCAGTACGTGGCTAGGCGTCTGCAATCCTACGGTATTGTCTTGGAGATTGACTCTAATCTGTACCCGATCAGTGATGGCTACATGCTCACCATAGCGTTCAGGATTAGGGGTGTTAGGGAGGACGTTCTTGAGTCTAAGAAGAGGCTCCTCAAGCTCTACTTTAGGGAGGCATCAAAAAGTAGTAGGAAATATAAACGTGCTGAAGAATTATTGATGAGGGTGGAAGGTAGTGAGCGAGAGGTTGGAGATAGTTCTCCCAGAACCGATAGCGAGGAAATTGAGGAAGAGGGCTGAAGAGTTGAAGATGGATGTCAATGACTTAATAATTCAGGCTTTAGTTAAGGTGATTGAGGGGAAGTAAGCCATGAGGGTTGATGAGTGGGTTAAGTCATTACTGAGTGGGTGCGGTAAGGAGACAGAAATGCTTGAGCTACAGTCAATACTGCACCAAGTAGTTGAGGAGTATTTCTCGGGGAGGATGAATGATGATGAACTAAACCAGTTAGCCATCAAGCTATGCGAGTCAATAGTAGTACTAGCTAATGATTGCGGTAAGCCCTTAACTCAAGATAAATGCGTTAATGACCTAGTCACAGCTGTGAAAATGACATTCCCGAGAGGCACCTTAAGAGGTCTAATAACATCCATGAGAAGGAGGAGAACATCAACAAGTACAAGCACAAGTACAGGACTAATACCTTAACATAAGGAATAAAGTAAAAAACGAGTTAGTTTTCACTGCTCCTTAGTGGTCATTTCAAAGAATGCAGTTATGATTATGTCTTTGATTACCTGCTTGAAAGCCATGTTCATGTCAATACGTATCTTCTTACGTACCTCCTCATCCTTTATTGATCTGTAATAGTCAGCTATCCTTGCTATTATTGATGCATCAACACCAAATCTTTGCTTAATCTCCTCAACCCTCTTTATTATGTACTGGTAATTTTCCTCAGTTGGGTTTTCTTTGAATGCCCCGAAGGCTGTAGCCATCTTCGTTATGTACCATGCCACTTTCTCAATGTTTGACATTTCCTGTTTCCTCTTAGGGTTCTTTATTATGACCTCATAGAAAGAGACAGCATCATTAATGACCTCCCAAGTGACCTTGCCAGTCTTTTCTCTTATGTAGTCAATTCTTTGCTTGACCTCTTTTGGTACTCTTATTGTAGACCATTCTTTCATTCCTTACACACCCCTCACGTGATATATGTGTATCAGGGTTTAAAAATATTTCCCTTGAGTTGTACTTAGTCTTGGGTTTAGAGCTTGGGCTATGTGAGGTATGAGAAGGGTAAGAGGGCTGAGTTGGAGCTTGGTAGGAGGTTATTACGTGCTGGCTTCTTCGTTATGAGGTCTCCAGGTTCTGGTAGGAGGGCTAGGAGGTTTAAGTATCCTGACTTGGTGGCTATTAGGAAGGGTAGGGTGTTACTGTTTGAGGTTAAGTTAAGGAAGCATAGGGATACGATACATATTCCTTGGAGGCAAGTTGAGAACTTAAGATACGCTTCCGAGCTAGCTGGAGGTAGTGCATATATAGCTGTTTATATCCAAGAAGAGAAGGAATGGTTCTTCTTCAAGTTAAGTGATCTTGAGACCCAAGAACATGAGAGGGGTAGGAGGTACGTAATAACTGTGGGTATGTTTGAAAAAGCGTTAAGGTTTGAGGACGTGGTTGGTGATCACTTATTGTAGGACACCCTATGTAGGCACTCATCCACGCATTTCTTGACCTCTAAGGGATCCCTGTACTTCCTTACGCACATCCTTAAGCACTCATCATACTTTCTAGACATTGACATGTGGGTGTCACCCCCTCAAGGACAGATGTCTAGGATGCCCCCCGACTCCTCAAATACTTGTGAGCATACTTTTATCATGCAGTCTATGGTTTGGCACTTATCCACAGCTGTGATTGCTTCATCCATTAAGTCCTTAAACCTTGGGAAGTGAATGGATATTGCTTGGGCCAGTACCTTGATGAACTTCCTGTATGAGTTAGGGTTGGTGCCCCAATCCCTTATCAGCCTAGATAGCTGTGTTTTGTAGTAGATCTGGATGGCTATTATTGTTAGTGCGTCAAGCTCCCTCATTACCTACTCCTCCTCCCATTTTTCAATAACTACCATGACCTCCTTTATCTGGTCTCTCTTAATATAGTATGGAGCTGACGTTAAATCTATGCTTGCCTCATCATTTTCCTCTCTTAATAATGCCCTATCAAAATCTACCACTAGGTGTATTGATACGACTAATGGTTTCTTAGTCTTATTTACTATCTTGATAGTGTCGGTCATAATTATCACCCATTACTTAAGTCTTAGTAAGAACCACCTACCCTTACCCCTTACAGTCCTACCTACTTCTTGGAATCCTAAGCGTTTATAGGTGGCTCCAGACCTCCTCACATCTTCAGTCACTACTAGAGCTATTACGGCTGATTCACCCCTCTTCCTTAGCCAGTCTATTAGGCATTGATGTGCCTCAACCGTTACGTGACCGTACTTCTCCTTGCACTCCTCAACCGTAGCTACCCTCCTTATGAACCATGTGTGATCCCAGTCTAGCCTATACTTAACCAGCATGGTCACTATGGATAGTAGGTGTATCGTGAATAGGACGCACCAGTCCTCACCTATGCAGTAGACTAGATCCATCCTCCTACGAAGGTATGGTGCCTGCTTGATGTAGCCGTAAGCGTTGTACTTATCCATCAAGAACCTGAACTTCCTACGCTCCTCAAGGTTTAAGACCCTGTATAGACAGCCCCTACCACACTCATGGAGCTTTATCAAGGACTGACCCCAAGGCTCTATAGCGTTTCAGACCTAATGAACACTGTGTATATATGGAATATAAGGTATATATACAGCTCTTCTTGGGCAAGGTGATGGTGTGGGTTACGACACCATGAGGTCTTCCTGGGTTGGTGGTTTAGGTAGGTGGTTGGTGGGGTGTGAGTATTGGCTACCCCCCTTTTTAAGCCTTGCCTGAAGTCATGACGTGATGGAGTTTATGGTGGGGTCTCCCACTCCTTGGGGAGCCCTACATGGGTGCTTTATACAAATTCTCATAGTTGATGGAGGTTTGTATAAGGGAGGCACCATCCCCACTCCAGGCCCACTGAAATCTAATTCTACCATTAGAGACAGCTACGACACCATAAATTTGTGGTGTTGATCTCTATGGAGGGTATGGGTGGGACTGCAATCCCACCAGTTTGTGTTTTGTGTGTGCAGAGTGCGGGGGCTGGGTGCTGTCTGCTCCCTCCCCTGATGATCGTGAGCACAGCTGTGGTCAAGACGCAAAATTTTGTGCAATTTTTTGCAAATTACTTCCGCAAATATATAAGAGGCAGGAATTGTACAATTAAATTTAAATCTGTACAAATGTAATATATCTTGGTGAATAAATTTGGGTTTTAAAATACCTAAAGGAAAGAGGCAATTGCACGTTCTTATTGATGAGAAAGTGTACAAGGAGTTGGTTGAGATTGCTCCCAAGGTCTATGGGAAGGGTCGTGGCGGGATGTCTGCTATTGTTGAGGAGGCTCTGAAGTGGTACCTGAAGCTTCTGACCTCCTCCCACACAATGCACAAAACTGGTTTGTATAACCCACCTCTTAGCATACGTGATGAGTATAACAAGTTCATTAACACGTTAAAGGAGGTCTTGAGGGAGCAGATAGGTGTTGATATGGTACCCCTCAAGATAACGGTAAGGCTGGCAAGAGCTGTCATGATGAGGGCTTTCAAGAGGTGCAAAGATGAGAGAACCCAGAACCGTAAACTACATAACTGGTACTTAATGAACTTCATAAAACCACTCAAGAATGGTGTACCAGTAAAGCTTAACAAGCCATCAGACTGGTACGGGGTTGAAGAAATAGAGATAGTAGCTAGGGGAGGAGCCTAAATGAAGGATAGGATAAGGAAGATCATTAAGAGTCTTAAAGAGGTTGAGGGTGTAATAGATAAAGTAGAACCTAACATTACAGATGAAGTAAGGCTTAGCAATGATGTTGATGAAGAGGTACCTCCATATAGACCGTTAATGCCTATAGAGGACTTCATAAAGAGGCAAACAATTAAGTACGCAACAAAGCTTTCACCATCCGTACTATCAGAGTTGAGAAGAAAGCGTCTAAGGTCTAAGTAGGTATGTACTCACTCTAAAATCCTTAACTCTATTTTTCTTGGCTTTAAGTCCTTAGGTATCGGTATGATCAGGAAGTCATTATTCTCCAGGTCTCTAGGCACCTTGAAAACCAGTACCTTCCTCTTATACCTATAAACAACACTACCTGATGTGGTGGTCTTCACGTCCTCACGTAGTTTAGAGTACCTATAGCCCCAAACCACAGAACCGTTAATAACCACCCTAACCTTCTCTACCACAGCAAACACCAATAAAATAATAATGGATAGAAAGGTTAAATTTGGTGTACCCCCAGAACCAAATCAGCACAGCTGTGACACCACAAATTTATGGTGCAATCAAAAGATAGGGATTCACGAGTCAAGATCAATTACAGGAAAACCACTAACATCAGCAATTAATGAAGCAAGAGGTGAAGCCTTAAGTTCAACTCGTTCAGACCTCATCATGATTACCTTTAGCTTCTTTGAGAGCCATTTATGGTATATTAGGTTTATCATGGGTTCAACATGCCAGAAGCCCTTATAGCTAACACCTATGCTCTCTGGGGTTATTATCAGTAGTAGTGTCTTAGGTATTATCGCTATGAAGTTACTACCTATAAGCACAATCTTTGGTGGTACAGATATGTCAACAACTTCAGTAGTTGTCAATTCTATTGATAATGCATCATTTAACTCGTAAAGCCCAACACTACGAATCCCCTTAGAGCGTATTAAATGCTTCTTGACACCCCTAACGCATTTGAAAGCAAAGCTAACCTCCTTCTTGAATGTTTCAGCATCAATGTCTTGGGCTACGTAAACAGCGTAGTCGTAGATTTTGTTATTGTACTTGATCCCAGCTGTGGCTACGTTATAGTACAGCTCAAAAGGAGCCCTATCAAGTACCCTATCAATCTCCTCAAGCTCCCTAAGTACCCTATCAACACTCATTCTCCCACCTTCTCAACTGACCATGTTATGTTGAGTTTGTAGCCCATTGCCTCAACCTTACGCTTCAACCTCTCAATAGCTTCAGCTACTAGCATTAAAACGAAGTCCTTAGGTACCTCAATATCTTCAGCATTCTCAGGTGTTACGTGGGGTCTTAGAAACCTGGGGTACCCAGTTATGGTTGGTCTGTAAGTTATGTGTAGCTTGATATACTTCTTGCCCTTCTTTGTTGTAGCCCAAGACCTTACTAGTAAGTCAATAATTATGAACCCTGTCTTCTTGTCATAGTGGTAGCTAATGACTTCAGCATCACCATCAAGAACCTTAACATTATCAATAAATGCACACTCACCAGCAAACACCTTAACACGCTTAACTCCATATCCCCTAACAGATCTCTCTAAACTCTCTATCCTCTCTAGGTATTTTTCTAAGTCCTTTAATGCACTATAAATTCTTTCAATATCCATTCACTTCACCTCCTCAACAACTCTTAAACCTCCCTTCTCATCTAATTCTGCCTTAAGGTACTTACCGCCAGTAGCTTCAGCAATCTTCCTTAACGAGTCATTGAATCCCTGAATCATTATCGCCACTAGAGAAGCGTTATTCTGCTTAAAGACCTCAGGGTCAGTAGTTACCTCATCCTCCCCATCAGTTATTATGATTACTGTGTTGGTGTACTCACTAAGCTTACGCTCCCTCAAATCATTAAGTGCAGTAGTTAATGCTGTATCAATTGAGGTACCACCATTACTCTCTACCTTCAATATGTGCTCCAGCACCTCATAGGGATCCTCAATTGGTTTATCGGGATATACCATAGTGTCAAAGAACCTTAGGAAATACTTACGCCCCTTCATTCTTGCTAATTTAAAGATTGCTAAAGCTACCGATCTTGCCCATCTAGTCTTCTCTCCAGCCATGCTACCAGACTTATCTATAATGACGTAGTAGGCTCCCTCCTTGGTCACTACCTTCTCTCTAGCCAAGAGACCATTACTCATTAGCTTAGCTTCAAATACTTCATCAGGTAGGGCTAGATCCCTAGCTAGAGCCTCCCAAGGCTTACGTGTTGTCCTGTAACCGTAGATCTCATCACCATGCTTGTCACGCTCCTTAGTGATGCTAACGAATTTGGGCATGCTGTCTATAATTCTCCCAGCTGTGGTCAGCATCTCCCTAAAATCAACCTTCCACAAAGCCTCTAACGTCAAGTTAAGTATCTTCTTGAACTCCCCAGGCTCTTTTCCTGCTTGCTTCCCACCCACTAACTCTTCAATAGCCTTAGCATTCTTGGTAGCATTCTCTGCATCAGCGATAGCTGTAGCCATCACTCTCTGCATATCAACATGCTTGTTTATTGCTTGAATTACCTCATTAACTATCTTCTGACCTTGCTGATCAAGCTTATAGCTACCAGATTTTATAGCGTCCTCGCCTTGCTGGCTAAGTACCTGCTTAAATAACTCCTCAAGCTTATCTAACTTCTCTCCTTCACCCTTCTTATTTAGTTCATCTCTAATCTTCATTATTATTGACTTAACAAGAGCTAACGCATATACCTTACTCATGTCATCGTTTAAAGTAGTTAATGGCTTGATTCTCTGGAAGTTACTAGACTCAATATACTCCTTAGTAAACTCTCTGGCTTGCTCTAAGATGTTATCAGGATTTTGGTCAGACCTAATGAGAGGCACTACAGAGTAATGTGTATAGTATGAGTCAGTAGCTATGATCTTGAATTGCGGTATTAGGTAGTATAGGCTCAAGAACTTCTCCCCTTCAGCCCAATTCTGAAATGCTGTAACGAATTCCCTAGATAGCTCTTCAGCCTTAATACGATAGATAAGATCCTTGGTAGTGAGATTAACTAGGTTGTTCTCTAATCCCTCAATATCTATTCTCTTCTCGGGTTTCATCTCAATCACCAAGAGCCTTTGCTACTGATTCCTTGAAGTCGTTTATTAGAGCCTCAACCTCCCCTATGATGCTTGAAGCCCTTGGTGTGTCCTGGAGCCTCTTAATCCTTGCTATCAACTCCTTGATTAAGACCTTACCTTGCCTCCTCAACTCCTTAAACTCGTTGAGATCCCTAGTCTCTCTGATTTTCTGGGTGACATTCTTTAACTCGGTAATGAGTGTCTGTATCTCCCTCATAAGCATTGAAGCCTCAGATAACCCCACAGTAGCAATAACCTCCTCAACCTTCTTAACATCATCCTCACTATGGATTGCTACTAATCTCAATGCGTCAGCTACATCATCAAGGCTCACAGCTGTGGATCCATATAATAAGCTGAAGGCACTAGCCACCTTAAGAACCTTAATCTTACGTCTATCGCTTAAGATGATATTCTTCTCTTGAAGCCTAGCAATAGCCTCAATATACTTTGATAGTATTGTGTCATTAGTTTTTACAGCCTTAAACCTCCTTATGACTTCAGCTTGTAAACTCTTAACTTCAGCAATAGTCACTATAGGTCTTAAGCTATTAGTCTCCTCAAACTCAATGCCCTTAATTAGCAAGTCTTTCCAAGCAGTATTGGGTACATACTTAACGAATCTACGAATCACTAGCCTATCATAGAATGCTTGGTCTTCAGCGTCAGCACTTATTTCATTAGACGCTGTATAGAACCCTAGCCACTCCACCTTAACTACCTGATCACCATAACGATACTCACGCTCGTTTAAGACTCTTAATAAGGTATTCCTAATTGCTGAAGATGCCTTAAAGATCTCATCTAAGAACACGATATTAGCTGTTAATATTGTGTTGTTAATTACTCTCTGGATCTTACCCTCTCTATAGGCTTTGATGTCAAGAGCACCAAAGAGTTCATCAGGTTCTGTAAACCTTGATAGTAAGTAGGTAAAGACCTTACCGCCTACTAATTTACCTAGTGATTCTATTAACGCTGTCTTTGCAGTACCTGGAGCACCAACCAATATGACTGGCTCCCTTGATAGCAATCCAACTATTATAGCATCTACTTCAGCTTCTCTTGCCACGAAGATTTGGTTTAACTTATTTCTTATTTCAATTAGTTTTGAGGGGATTTGAGTTTGGGTTGGGGTGTTCATATTGGGTACCCCCCATGTAGTTTGTGACAAAATTTTTAAGTATTCACCTTCTTAACTTCCTTAACTCCTCCCTTAATGCCTTCACAACCTCACTAAGCTCCTCTAACCTCCTTTGTAACTGCTTCTTCTGGCTCTCCTTAAGTTTCTCTAACTGGAGCTTTTGCTCTATTTCCTTTAATGCTAGTTCTCTGGATCTTATGTATTGCTCTAGCTGGTGTTCAACATAGTCCTTAGGCATGTATGTCTCTATAATCCATATATTTCTATATGTGCCAGCTAACTTGTTAAGCTCACTAATGATGTTGTTAAGCTCCTTAAGGTTTGCCCTAGATGTTAAAACCCACCCAGCTGTGGTCTTGAATGCCGACCTCTCAAGCACGTAGTAGAACTTCCTCCTTAAGCTCCTATACTTCGTTGGATCAACACTAAAGACCTTAACCTCCCTAACCTTGCCAGACTCATCCTTCTCATAAGTTGTCTTAGCACCCTTATACTCAGTAGGTAAGTCAAACGTCACTAGCTTAACAGGTACTAATCCCTTAGTCCTTAAGTACTCATAAATATCCTCCTTAGTTACCTCAACCTTCTCTTCTTTCTCCTCTTCTTCCTCCTCAAGCTCTTTTGCTAGCTTCTCTAACTTCGCTACGGTTTCCGAGAAGACTGACTTTTCTTCTTCCTCCTCCTTCATATCTTCTTTAGCTTTCATTATGTAGTAACCTGCAATATTGTTTAGCTCCTTAAAGTAATCCCTCTTTGTCGTTGAAAATCCAGCATTTAAAATTTCAGCCCTAATTTCCTCAAGGTTATTTAGGTTTATTTCCTTCAATACGTTTATGTTATTTATCTTCACGTACTTATGATCAAACGTTTTTCCCTCCTCAACCCTCCCTATTACCATGACTTCCTTGGAGTGCTTTCTTGATTCTCTAGCCATAACATAGATACCGACAACCTCACCTTCAGGTAATGCTTTCTTGAACCCCTCGTATCTACCAATTATTATGTCCTTGCACCAGATGTACTTCCTGACTTCATCCTTTACTTTGAACTCAGAGACCTTTGGAGAGGTATATATGTGAACCACAGATAAATCATCACGTGCAGTCTTAATTTCAAAACTAACAACTAAAAACTTGGTTTGAGTTTGAGACGGGGTTTGGGTTTGGGTTGTGTGCCTACTCACTCGGGGATCCCCAATATATATTCATGGCTGAGCTTAAAAAGTTTACCCAGCTGTGTGAAAAAATAAAGTTAAGGTTTAATCCTCCCTCTCAATTCTTTCAATAATCCTCCTAACCTCTTCCTCAGTCCTCCTCTCATCCTCATCAATCTCCCTAATGATCTCCCTAACCTCTTCCTCAACCCTTCTATCATCCTCCTCAACCTTAGCAATAATCCTCCTAACCTCCTCTTCAACCTCCCTATCCTCCCTCTCAATTCTTTCAATAATCCTCCTAATCTCCTCATCCATTGGGTAACCCCAATATATATGATGTGCGAGGGTTTAAAAAGTTTACACAGCTGTGGTGATGGCTACTGATGTTCTCTCATGATGGAATTTAGGCCTAAATTACACCATAAGAGAAAGGAGTGGGCGTATTAATAACATATAAGGTATATATGCACAGCCAGAAGATCTTGACACACTTTAAAGGACTTCAAAGAAGTGATTATATGGGATTACTAATGGATCAGAAGACCTTAATAGAGAGGATGGATTGGGATGTCCTGATTGTTTTGGATGCATGTAGGTATGACTACTTTGTCAGGCTAAACACGATCAAAGGGAGACTGATAATGGTTAGGTCTCCAGGGTCATGCACGATAGACTGGCTTAAAGCAGTATTCACCAAATACTATGACTTGACATACATATCCGCAAACCCAATGGTGAACTCCAAGACTGACGTGTTCGGCTTTAACGCTACTAAGCACTTCAAGAAGGTAATTGATGTGTGGGATTGGGGATGGAGGGATGATTTAGGTACCGTACCTCCTTGGAATGTCAACATAGCTGTCCTTAAACACATGGATAAAAAGATGATAATCCATTACCTACAACCTCACGGCCCCTGGATCGGTCAACCAAGACTAACACTCACAGGTTTTAGAACCCCACCACTAGCAGATGAGAAAATAGCTGAAATGGTTAAGAAGGGAGAGATAAGTGTGAAGACATTAAGGAAAGCCTACGAAGGGAATCTTAAGCTAGTATTAAAGTATGTAGAACAACTAATTAAGAAACTACCCCATAGGAGGATAGTCATAACATCAGATCATGGAGAATTACTGGGGGAAGAAGGCTTTCTACATCCATGCGGATCAAACCACCCAATCTTGAGAGAGGTACCCTGGCTTGAAGTCACCAAGTAAGGTTCTCAGTACTGCATATATACCTTATATTCCATATATGCACGCCTGCAATACTTTTATTGCGTGAGAGGACATACATTATTGGGGGTACGCAATATGGGCTCAATTGAGATAAGGAAGATATATGATGATGGGGAGGGCTCAACTGTGGTTCTCTGGGTCTCTAGACACTACCCGCTGAAGACTCAGATTAACGCTTTGAGGATGAAGCTCGGTAAGGTACGCATAATTCAGGTGAACGGTATAGTGCCTTCGGCTGAATACGTGATTGAGATAGCTAGGAAGTATGGTGCTAAGGTAATAGTGGCTGTCCTACCGCTATCCTTCATAGCTAAGCTTGTGGAGGAGGCAAGGAAGCTAAAGATGGTGGTGCTCTTTGCTAGGATGAAGCAGGTGGCTCAAGTGAGGTCTATAGATGAGGCTAAGCAGATAGTTAATGAGTTCAAGGAAGCAAGAACCATGACAACATACGCTGATGGCACCATAAAGATACATGAGTTTGTGAGATTTGAAAGAGTAATAGCCGTTAAGTTAGAGACCGAGCCATTCTGAGGTGAGTATGGATATGATTGACCTTAAGCTTCAAGTAATAATATTATACTTTTTATTCATTGCTATGTTCTGGTATCTCTACATTAGGTTCTACAAAAATGGTAGTGACTTCTATTTCCGTATGGTTATGATGCTAGGTCTTTCACTAATATTCTATCCACTAGCAATACTTATCCTCCATGCAGTAGGACTCCTAACACACCTTAGAGATTTCATGATAGGACATCTCATTCTCTCCTTAGTATTGACTATAGCGTATGAGCTAAGGAAACGATTAAGTAGGTGCTCAATTGCAGTAATACTATGGCTAATAACTCTTACAGCAATTCTTGCCATTCCCTCATCAGTGTTCATCCTACTCAAATCAGGAGTAGGTGTTATCATAGCCTATGGGCTCTCTTTATGCTTTGTATTACAGGAAGCCTACGAGCAAGAACTCCTTGAAACAATAAAGCGTAAGCTGGGATGTAGGGGGTGGTTTGATGAGGAGTAGTCTATGCTATGCCTTAAGTATCGTAATCGCTACATTACTGTGTATTGCAATTGCTACGGTATTCTGTTTACTAACTTATGGAATACTAGAGCTACTTAACATAGAACATGAAGAATATGACTTCTTAATAGGGTTCTTCATAGGAGTAATAACAGTTGTGATATTCTGGTACCCACTCCAAGAAAGGGTAGAGGATATGCTAAGTGGATAATGATTTTTTTGTTTTTTGTGCACAGCTGTGGGTGTACCTGTGGTGCACCTGCTTTTCTCTCCTCCCTACCTGCATTACCCATGCATCTGCATACTGTATGTCTTTGCTGGGGGCTTACTGCTTCTCTTGGGTTGGGGTATGTACTACCTCCTTAAGTCTTAAGCTGTATATGTAGTTACTGCTTGAGTCAGTTCTAGTACTCACTCTTGGGTGGGCCCTACAGTTACTTCTTGGGCTATAGCTATATCTACGCTTAAAGCAAGCTCTTAAGCCCTACCTACAGTTACTCTTTTAGCTAGTTCTAGCTCTGGTATTAGCTCTGGCTTAAGCACTCACTCCCCAGCCAGCACTAACCCTAAGCCCTAAGCAGTAACTCCAGCCAGCACCACTACTTACTCAGCACCCACACACAGTAACACCCATTAAGCCACCACAAACACCAACCCACCCCCCAACACATACACTAACCTCATTCTCACCAAAAAGAACAACACATACACTATACACATTCTCAACAAAGAGAACATCAAAAACACTATACACATCACCATCACCTAAACTATACCAAGATATAGTATATACCATGACATATGTCATGGTATATAC